GATAAAGACGGTAATCAGGCTAATGCGTCAGAAGTTACCGTTCCAGCAAACAGAGACTTTCGTGGCGCATGGTCGCTTTCTGGCAAGGTCATTTCAGAGGACTTGGACAAAGCCAAAGAAATATTTAAGGACAAGATTCGTGAAGTCCGCGCTCCTTTGCTAGACGCAGAAGATGTGGCCTATATGCGAGCTATGGAAGCTGATGACGCTACAGCAAAGACCGCATCCGTTACGAAGAAAAACAATTTGCGTGACGCGCCAGCCGCTTCTGCTATCGGGTCAGCCTCAACTATTGCTGAACTAAAAGCGGCATGGGATACAAGTCTACTTGGCGAAAGTCCATATGCATAATGAAGCCCGATGACATCATCATAGCAACAGGCGGTGTATCTGCACCATTTTGGCTACCAGCATTAAATATGTGGGTGACGCTTGTGCTTGGTGTGCTGTCAATAATTTATGTGGGTTGGAAACTGTGGCGGTTGTACTGGGATAAATAATATGTTGCAAGCATTGATAGCACCGATAGCTAATATCGCTGGTTCATGGGTTGAAAGCAAGGTTGAAACACAGAAAGCTAAAGCTGCTGTTGCCAAGCGTGTTGCGGCTGGCGAACAAGAATGGAATCTTGAACAGGCAAAGAACTCATCATCATCGTGGAAAGATGAGTGGCTAACAATTCTTGTAAGCATTCCATTGATATTAGCCTTCACTGGTAATGAAGATATTGTTGAGCGAGGATTTGCTGCGCTCGACACAATGCCGGATTTTTACAAGACTGCCGTTGGCGTTGTATTCGCGGCTAGCTTTGGGGTGCAACAACTTACAAAGATGTTTAAAAAATGAATCAATCAGTGTTTCTTAATCTTGTTGCAAAGCATGAGGGGCTTCGCCTCGATATGTATCATGACACAGTAGGTGTACCTACAATTGGGTACGGTCATAATTTGTTGATGCCTATATCAGCAGAAGCAGCAATGGTTATCCTTGAAGATGATGTTGAGATTGTGTTCAAGGAACTAGATGACCGTATGGATTGGTGGCGTGATTTGCCAGAGCCAGCCCAGATGGTTGTTGCCTCAATGGTGTTCAACATGGGTTGGCCTCGCTTTAGCAGGTTCAAAAAGTTTATCGCTGCTTTGGAAGACAGGGCATGGGATAAGGCCGCTTATGAGATGGAAGATTCGTTGTGGTTCCAGCAGGTGAAGTCAAGGGGTGAAGAACTTCGGGGGCTAATGTTAAGCTGCAATGGACAAACTAACTCAAGCTGATGAAGCTGTAGGCCAATTCGGTAGTATAAGAAAAGCTGCGGAAGCACTAGGCATATCAAAATCAGAACTAGGCAGACGAGTACAAGCCGTAAAGAAACGTGGTTATGAGTTGCCTGACCTACCAGAAGAAGATTTACCGATTAATGATTTAGTCGAACATCTTCATTCACGTTTCAAGCAAAGAAAAGAATACAAAGAAGCGACAAGATGGCGTGATATTAATATGAAATCAGACCGTCCGATTGGTCTGATGTGGTTTGGCGACCCACATATCGATGATAATTATTGCGATTGGGATTCATTACGCTCTCATTTGGCCCTTACGAGTCCAGAGAACGGCATCTATGGTTGCAACCTAGGTGACTCCCAGAACAACTGGGTGGGCCGTCTGGGGCGATTGTACGGCGAACAAGACACATCTCATAAAACAGCGTGGAGATTAGTTGAGTGGCTGATACGCGAGATGAATCCGCTTATTCTCATTGGCGGCAATCATGACATGTGGAGCGGTGCGGGTGATCCGTTGAAATGGATTACTGGGGGCCACACGGTAAGAGATGATTGGGAGGTCAAAGTCAGAATCAACTTCCCGAATGGTCGACAGTGCAGAATACACGCGGCGCACGACATGAAAGGCCATTCCGAGTGGAACGCTCTTCACGCCCAGAACAAGATGGCCCGATTCAAGGGCCATGCTGACTTGTACATAAGTGGTCATAGGCACAACTGGTCGCTTGCTCAAATCGAGAACGTGGAACAGAAAACTACTGCATGGCTTGCCAGAGCGAGAGGTTACAAATTCCATGACACTTATGCCTTCGTCAAAGGCTTTGAACAACAAAACTTTGGGCAGGCAATTCTTCAAGTGATTAACCCGCATTCAAAATCTCCGACAAATTGGACTCATTGTTTTGCTGACCCAGTGGAGGGATGTCAATATCTGAAGTATCTGCAATCGCTTCAGCAGTAATAGCACTGTAGCCAGCTATGTCTACCCAGCTATCTGTATGGTGAGGGTTCTCCATTAAACGAGCAACCTTCACGAGCATCATCATGATGCCAACGTCCTCAAGTTTAAACGGATGATTAGTATAGCTTGACCACATTTGAGCAATGCGCTCAAAGTTTTCATTGGGCTTACCATAGTTTTTACCTCGCTCTGCTACTGCTTGATGGGCAAGGTTTAATATATCTTCTCTGTTCATGATAAACTCTCCTTAAATTTGCTGTCATAATTCATGCGCACATACCTCGCGTCATGGAAATGCACATCACCAAGCGAGTATCCTTGCCCTTTCCACCTGCCTTGTGATTTGCGCAACTTTTCTTCTGCTCGTTGCATGGCATGTTCTTCATCGCGGCCTCTTACTTTGCGCGTGATTGTGTGTTCAACAGTGAGGGTGACTTCGTATGTGCATATCTTCCCCATGAGTGTGTCCTCAGTGTGCTAACATATATGTAATTATGCAGTAATGAATGGCATAAATTGCACAAATTAAAATAGCTAATGCAATAATGCACATTGTTACTGCAAAGAATCCACACAGCAACTCATTGAAATAACTAGCATATTTGTGTGGATGTTTGGAGCGGGTGAAGGGATTCGAACCCTCGACCCCAACCTTGGCAAGGTGATAAACATTGTCTATAACTACAGGATTTCGTTGTGTTTTTTTCATTGCATCCTCATCAGTGTGTCTTCAGTGTGTTCATCTGAAACATCTGCGTATCTTTCAACCATCGTAATGCTTTCCCAGCCACCGAGTTTCTTCAGTGATTTTATATTTGCACCTGCCATAATTAGGCGTGATGCCCAATGATGTCGCCAATCGTGCAAGGTGAAGTCAATAATGCCTGCTCTCTTGCAGGCTCCTATATGAACACCCCGCACATTGCGGCTGTCTTCATATCTCTCGCCCTTACTATTGTAAAAGATGTACTGCTTGTTGGTAGGCAAAGCATCATTTAATACATCCCATGCCCTTTGGTGTATGGGCAGTATTCTTACCTTGCCCCATTTACCTTTTATTGTCATCTTACGGGCTTCTAGATTGACATGATGTGGCTGTAAATTAACAGCTTCTGATATGCGCAACCCTTGGTAACACATGATAGTAAACATCCCCCGTAAATATTCTGGATATTCTGCAAGCAATCTTTCCTGTTCTTCAAAGGTTAAGAACCTGACGCGGGTATCGCCCTCCTTGTGTTTGGGTATGTTCAATCCTGTGCGCCCTGCTTTGTGCAGTATTGATACAAGTGTCGAGCGTTTGCGATTGATATAACTGGCAGCATTGCCATACAGATTTAAGGCAACAAACGCATCCCATTCGTCACGGTTGATTTCATCGCAGAAAGTATTGCCATAATGGGAAACCAATTCATTGCAATTCAATGTGCATGTTTCACTACGAGGTTTAACTTTTAACCACGCTTCGGCTGCAAGTCTGAAGGGCAAGGCCGTAACCCTGCCCGTCATCTGGTTTAAGATTGTTTGCTCAACGTGTCGCGCCACAGCTTCGGCTTGCTTGCGGCTCTTTGTACCTGTAGTTCTCCTGACTTTAACCACTCTGTCACCATCGGTGACAGTGCCTCGGATGTGCCAGTAGCCGTGTTTTCGTTTGAAGATGGATAACATGTAAACACCTCATACAGGTTGTCGAGTTGGTTCGGTGTGAAATATTTCTTGTGACCGACCTTCAGATATGGTGCGTTCTTTGATTTCATCAAACGCATAAACTTCCTGTCGTTCATTCCGAAATGTTCACGCACCTCATCAAAAGGGTATAGCTTCATCATTGAATTGTGCCGCCTGAGAAGGTGCTGGTTGAACCTGCTGTGGTTGCTGTCTATCAGATACCTTGAATGACAGATACTTCATGTCACCCTTGGACTGATACCAGCCAGCAATACGCCGTTGTGGATCACACGGACCAGAATAAGCAGGTTGCTTGTTCTTTTCAGTGGCATCCTTATTTCGGTACATCACAGCCACACGCTCGTAAACACACAGCACATCGTCGCCTTTGTGGTCTGTGTCTTTGACGATTGCGATGGGCTTGGAATCACCGCCACGGTTTAACTTACCAGTAAGAATGAGGGCTTGCTCATCTTTGGTAGGGAAAGCCGCACCGTTGTCAATATCTCTGTCTTCCAATTAAAACTCCTTGGGCTGTGCCGCAGGTTTGTTGTTGATGTTTTGCGGCGTAGGCTCTGCCGCCTTGTTGCCATCATCATCTTCTGATGGCAGACCAAACGCTGACTGCAAGGCATAGCGTTTAGCATAGGTGATACCCGACCCCATCTTTTGTGGGTCTTGGTTATCTTTGCTTCTGACAGGGCAGAGGCTGGTGCGCTGTTCGCCTGTTGGGGCATGAACAACGATGGTCTTTACAACCTGCACAATCTGGTCGCCTAACTGAATGAGGTCGAGCGGCTGCGTGAAGTACAAACCAAACTGATTAGCTTGGCTTGCTGCTTCAATGACAGACTCCAGTGTTGCATAGGTTGAGCGGAAGTGAGGGTTCTTACCCCTCTTCACTGCGCCAACTGATAGCATTTGAAAGGCAAGCATTGCCTCATCAAAGCTTTTGGTCACAGATTTTTTAGCTGGTGTTTCCAGCTTTTTTACGGTATTTTCTGACATGATACATATCTCCAATTTGTATCGTTAGCTAAGAGGGTGTGGCCTAGGCTGCACCCTCGTTTATTGTGATGCGACAAGCACCGCGCTTGTCACGCTTTATGGTCAACAACTCACAGAACACTTCGCGTTCATTGTCGTTTATCATTGACCGTAATTCTTTCTTGATTGCATCGTGTTCTTTGATGCTGTCTTGGCAGTTCACATATCTGTGTGCCAAGTCGACAAAGTAATTGTCATCACTAGCATCACGCATAATCAGGCCATCTATCTTGACATTGCTCCAATCAGTTTTGGTTGAGCCAATGCCCTGTGGCTCAGTGTCACTGTCAACCATCTGCCAGAACTTGAATGCTTCTGAGTGAACCTTTATCCAGAACTCCTGATTGAAGTCGACAATGCAATGCTCCCACCGATTGCCAAAAATGACAGAGAACACAGACCTATCAATGTCAAGCACCCGCATATACAAATGTACTTGAGGCAGATAAGCATCCAGAATATCAGACATCTTCTTGAAGCTGGTTGTGTGTTTACACTCAACAACCATGCATCTGCCCTCGTCGTCATAGGCAATGCCATCAGGCCGCGCCTGATATGGCACGTTGTCTATTACAATAGTCTGTGTCTCAAGGGGGTTACACTTCTCAACATGATAGCCTGTATCTTTACGCAGCCAATCCATGTTGAACTTTTCTGTATGAACGCCAAGCTGAACATTAAACTGGTCATCAAGAACATCAGGCAAATGTCTGCCTGTCTTGACTAGCCAAAGGTCATGCCAATCACCTCGCATAATTGAATAGAGGTCTGAACCTCCAATAAAACCTTTACGTTCCATAACTATCTCCTGCATTATTGTACTATATTAAACCAAGTTTGTGCGTTTAGCAATGCATTTTTGCAGTTGTTCACACATAAGTTTACGAGGCTTTACCTGCCATGACATGTACTCATGAAACTCAGACAAGGTGGGCCAGAATTTGTTATGCCTTTCAATGTAGTCAAAGCACTTCAACAAAATGTCTGCTGGATAAGCGGTTAGTTTGTCAGCAAGAACCTCTGTCTTCATAGCCAGAACCTTGGGAGAGAAGTCCTTTGGTACGGTGATGACCATAGCCATGACGCCAAGACGCTTCATGATGTCTGCCTTTGGCAGTGGCGTCATTGCAGACTTTGCCATGTGATATGCTTTAAGCAAATCATCATTGCTGGTATTATGGTCGTTCACATAATATCCAGTAATCTCATAATCTTTGTTAAGCCTTGCCTCCAATGGCACTAAGGTACTCACCCCATCTTCCACCATGGTTGTCCGTTGATGAACTGTTATTGTTTCGTCCAACATTCTTTCCAGAGCGTGCGCCGAAGCCTCCGTTGATAATGCGAGCGCACCAGCTTCTATAGGCGGCTGGGATGTTGCGATACACTTTGTTGTTTGCATGGCAATAGGCGATAAATTGATATGCTTCAAGCTCATGGTTGATCTCCTTTCCTACACTAAAGGCAATGTCATTGATGGATGCACGAGTCTTATCGTCTGGTATCCAATCATCAGGCGGTAACTGCGGAAGAGTTTTATTGTTTACTGGTAGTTTAGTTTCCCACTCTGGGGTAGGGTTATCCCGCTCTGGGGCAACCTTATCCCCCTCTGGGATAATCAACCAGTACCGTGTACTCATACCTTCATAGCCTGATTTACGCTTGATGAAGCCTGCCCTTTCAAGCATGACTAACTTGCGACAGACTGTTGATGTACCCATACGAGTACGCTCTGCAAGTGTGGCGATACTAGGCCAACACATGCCTTCTTGATTTGTGTGGTCAGCCAAGCACACCAGCAGCCACTTACTCAAAGCGTCTGGTGTGTCGGCTTTCATGGCCCACGCAATATGATGGAACATAAAACCTCCTGCAATATTGCTTTTATTATACTAGTATTCTTGACAAGAGCAATGCAATAATGCATCTATAAATAGCCGCACATCCTCCTGCACTGTTCGCGCGGCATTGTGAGGCTGGCTCGGCAGGTCTACACCCCCTTGCCGAGCCACCTCACAAACCTTTCAGCCAAAGATGAGTTCGCTTCCATCACTATAAATGATGGCCCTTTCTTTTGCTTTAATAAATATATATCTGCTTGCTGCTCGTTATGTGTTTTGGTGAGAAAGCTGAACCCTCTCCCTTCTGTTTGGTATTTGGATTCTGCTACCAATCCTCCAACTTTGCTTTGGATTTTGATGTCTCCACCATGCTCTCCTCCCAACTGCCCAGAGAGGGGCTGACGTTTCGCGGCACAGCCCTTGTCCTCGAACCATTTGCACCACCACTTTTCATGATAGCTTCCTTTTCTGCGCTGAGATGTTGCCATCCATATTTCTCCATGCAATTATCACAGTACAGCGAGCCACTTGCCATTACTACGAACCAGTATTCAGTTCGCCCACAGTAATGACACTTGGCTGGCATGCCTCGTTTATCAATCTTTTTTTTGGATTTTGACTTGCGCTTGTAAGGCATCTATCCAGCAAGCAAACATGAATCCTGATGGCACACGTTTGTATTGCTCCCATTTATGTATGAGTGAAGTGGCACAGCCAATGCGGTCAGCAAGTTCTTCCTGACTGAAGCCTCTCTCGTGTCGTATCTCTACAAGAGTACAAACTATATCTTGCCAACTAGTCGTATTTGCCTTCGGTTCTGTGTAATGAGTAAGATGTGATTGCATCTTCAACCTTCTTAGCTGTTGTAAGACGCAAATCCTGACCTGCATTGGCGCGGTAATATGTGGAAGTTGGCACACCAGCCAGCTTAAAAAATTGCATTAGCTTAACCCCTGTTGGTGTGCTGAGTTCTTTTAATTGATCTAAATATGTTTTCATGCTTGCATTAATGCATAAATGCAGCAATAATGAAACGTACAAAAGCTAAACGCTGTATTTTTTTGCTGTGTACAGCAATGGAGATATATTTTATGCAGACAAAATACTGTATACCATTTGCTCCACTTGTAAGTAGGGCTTATGGGTTTAAACTTAACAACAAATCATTCAGTTGCGGCATAAATGGGCCGCCAGTTATGGGGTGTTTCAAATGGAATCGTTTGAGCGTCGTGCAATCAGAGTATGGATGCGACAAGTCATGGAGCAGAAAGGATGGTCTGCATACAAGTGGGCACAGTTAGCGGGTACAAGCCCCACAAATATTACAAGATTTTTAGCGGACTCAAAACATACTCCGTCTGCATCAACTATAGCCAAGCTCTCGACTGTTGCTGGTTCCAGTCCAAGTTTGTCTCAACATCAAATTATAACTAATCAGTCTCAAGTTATTAATGTTTACAATAGGATGAACAAGGCTGAGAGTACAATGAGCGTATTTGGATTGAAAGGTGATCTAAAAGCGTATAACTTGCAACAAGAGTTTCCCTCCTTTGGATTGAACTCATCGCAGTTATTTGTTGCGCGACCAGTTAAGCAATATAAAAAGAATAATCTTTTGGTGGTGCTTATGGCAGGCGAGGTCACGGTTATGAAAGTAACAAGCGAACACAAATGGTTCGTCAATAATGATGGAGATCTGCACCGCGCAAGCGCAGTTACTGTGTTGGGGAAAATCGTCCAGATCATTACAAATCTGGACGATTAATATTTAATACCCTCTCGTCACAACTTGAAATGCATGACGATAATTATTTGCTGCCTGCCTGCAATATTTAGCGGCTTCAGTATGAGAGTAATTATCTCCTTCTGACTGACCGTCGTGATAGCAAGCTTTTTGTTCTTGCTCACGAGCGGCACGTTCAGTCAGATTGAAGATAATATCTACGGCTTGCTGCCATTCAGATTGATTATGTTTGATTGACGGCGAGTCCATCTTGTGCCTCCTGATATTGCTCATCAAGTTTCTGTTCAAACACACTCATTGCGGCTTGAACTGAATGATTGTAGGCTGGCGTATTCTCACCGAACACGCCTGCCAGTATATCACAAAACTGGTCAGGCCACATGTGTTCGCCAAGCTGTGCGCCAAGTGTACATAAATCAACCATGACCAGCTTAGTACGCTTGGGTTCGGTTGATTCATGCAAGGCGTTGAACACGCCCTGCATAGATTCAAGTGCGCTGTGCATCAGGCTATTTTCCTTATGCGATACATCTTTGAATGCCCCTGATATGGGCGAGACTCAACAGTATACTCATCATCATTCCGCGCCCGCGAAAGCAGGTTCACAACGGTTGGCTTGCCTGTCTTCATGAAGATTGCAAGCTGCTCGTAAGTACACCAATGGTTTTCACCCACCTCACGAATCAAACGTTTCACAAACAAACAATCTTTGGTTCGCATTATCATCGGATGCGGAGCTAATGGCTTTGGCTGCTCGCCTGCGCCTATCAACTCAGCTGCCTTTTGCAAGTGCTGCAAGATAAGATTATTATTGAGAACATTATCGTTAGCTTTGAATAAGTCAGTCATGATACCATCTCCAATTCTGATGACTGTTGTGCTGCCTCTATTCTCTGCGCTATATAGTCGACAGCGTTTTGCGCGACCGAAGCCGCCTCTGATACATACTTGATGTCACTGCCTAGTGCTTCTATCCAGTGACCGATGTATTGCGCATGGTCTTCCCGAACCGTTGGCTCGAGATTGAAATGCGCCATAAGAAACGCAGCACCCATCTCGGCAACCAGTTCCTCAAACGCATAACCTTTTTTGTTCTTGATATCGAGACGGTCTAGCCGTGTGGCATGACCTGTCCAATGAACAATCTCGTGAATGATTGTGCTGTAGTAATCAAGGGCTGACCGAAAGTCAGTCCAAGGTGGCATGAATACCTTGTCTTGTGATGGTACATAACAGGCAATGTCACCCTCATTTAGATCAGCACCAACCTGTAGGATGGATGCGTCTACCCATGGGATAGGCTCATCTGGATTGATGAAGCCGTCTGTCTTTGGGTAGAACTTGTCAGGCAATCCTGTTGTATCGCTTGCGTTATGTACGTTGTACAATTTGCATGACCAATACTCATCCTTGCTTTCATCTTTGGGCTGGGTGTAACCAGACCATACAACCTTGTTGCCTTTCGTTCCTTTGATGACCCTGCCGCCCAGCTTCTGTATCTGATTGAACGTTAGCCAGTATGGGTTGCTCTTCTGTGCAAGCCAAAGCAAGACGATATTGATGCCTCGGTATGGTGTGCCAGTGCTACCACGCAGCGGCATTACCATCGACTCGCCATTGAAGGGCTTGCACCAAGGGCGGACACCGTTCTTCAGTTCAGCAATGATAGTGTCCGTCACATGCTGCCGTGTCTTATTTGTGATGCTCATCACATTCTCCATGTTCGTTAGCTACTTATAGAATAGTGCATTAATGCATCTAATTCAACCATATTATACCATTTAATGCACAACTAAATGCATTGAGTTCGTCACCGCAACTCCAGCGAGCCGCTGCTACTCGCTCTCCCCCCGAGGGGGTCAGTGGTGGAGGGAGGACTGACCGCCCAAGGGCGTTAGCCCCTGGGCGGCAGTCTGGGAGGAAACTTTTGAGTGTTTGAAAGAGTCCGCGAG